CCTACCGGAAGGAAAGTCGCGCCAGTCCAGGACGTTCGATATCCTGAATCAGCTCGAGAAGGAGTTTGAAGCCTATGACACAGGCTGAAATCGTCAAGTTGTTCAAGGCCATCACATTGTCATATCCAGCGTTTCGGCTCACGGACGATCTGGCGAAGGAGCAGGTTATGCTCTGGCATGAGCACCTGAAGGACATCACGTTCGACCACGCGATGGAGAACCTTCGCCGGCACGTGCGGACGGAGAAGTTCCCGCCGACCATCGCTGACCTGCGGCGGCCACTCGACCAAAAGGACCCGGAGACGGTCTATCATGAGCAGCTGCGACGCGAAAGCGAGGAACATTTCCGGAAGCTTGAAGAATACGCCCGGACGGCCGTGCCGGCGCCGCCGGAAGTGAAAGAGAGGATGAGGCAGCTTGCTGCGCGACGAGCTTATGGCGGCTGAACTGCCGCAGAACTACGAGGCAGAGGTGTCGGTGCTCGGCTCAATCCTGTTGGACAACACCGCATTTGACGCGGCAGAAAGCGTCCTTCGCGGCGACGAGTTTTACGACGCCCGGAACGCCCGAATTTACAGGGCCATGTGCGAGATGCGCGAGGCGGGCGAGCCGATCGACCTCGTGACACTGACGGATCAACTGATCAAACGCGGCGAGTTGGAGACAGTCGGCGGGGTTGATTATTTGGCAAGGCTCGAAAGCATTGTGCCGACAGCGACCAATATCGAGTATTACGCCGGCATCGTCCGTGAGCGGCACCTGAAACGTGCTGAGATCCTGATGCTCCGCGAAGCGTTGCAGAAGGCCATGCAGGGGGATGGCGAGGCCGGCCAGATCGCGGCGGCTGTCCAGGACAAGGCAATGTCCATCCTCGAGCAGAGCGCGGCGGCCGAGAAGACATTCCAGCCAATCGGCGAGGTGGCGGTCAGTCGCTACGAAGAGATCGAGCGGCGCGCGGAAGCCCCGGCGGGGAACGGCGTGACCGGGCTCCCGACCGGATACCCGGATCTGGACCGGATGACGACCGGCTTCCAGCGTAGCGACTTGATCATCGTGGCCGCGCGGCCGTCGGTCGGGAAGACGGCATTCGCGCTCAACATCGCAGCCAATGTCGGAATCCGGGCGCGGGAGACGGTCGGGATCTTCAGTCTCGAAATGTCGGACAAGCAATTGGTGGATCGGATGATCTGCGCGGAAGCAAATGTCGACGCCGGCAAACTCCGGACCGGACGACTTGATCCAGAGGATTGGGTGAAGGTGGCGACGGCGATCAGCCAGCTCAATGACGCCCCGATCTATATCGACGACACGCCTGCGCTGACCGTGCAGGACATCCGGATCAAGGCCCGCCGGCTGCAGCGTGAGCATGGGCTCGGTCTGATCATCGTCGACTATCTGCAACTGGTCCAGACGCGTCGGCGAGGCGAGAACCGGCAGCAAGAGGTGTCGGAGATATCCCGCACGCTGAAGCAGATCGCGCGCGAATTGAATGTGCCGGTCATCGCTCTGTCCCAGCTCAGCCGGGCCGTCGAGCAGCGGCAGGACAAGCGGCCGATGCTCTCCGACCTGCGAGAGTCTGGCTCGATCGAACAGGACGCCGATGTCGTCGCCTTCCTGTATAGGGACGATTACTACGACAAGGAAACCGAGCGGAAAAACATCATCGAGATCATCATTGCTAAGCAGAGGAACGGCCCGGTCGGTACGGTCGAGCTCGTCTTCCTCAAGAACTTCAACAAGTTCGTGAGCCTCGACCGCGGGCACAGCGAGCAGCCGGCGCGCCGATCAGAACCTGACGAGCGGAGGCGATGGGCGTGACGGAACGCATGACGGTTGAAGAGTATCGGGCGTACCTGGACGGCAAGAAGCGCAGCAAGTACCGGAACGAGAAGACACGCGTCGACGGCATCACATTCGACTCACAGGCTGAGGCGAACCGGTACTGCGAACTGAAGGCCCTCCAGCAAGCCGGTGTGATCGAATGGTTCATCCTTCAGCCGCGGTTTCTGCTGCAGGAGGGCTTCCAGAAGGGCGACATTACGTTCGGCAAGATTGAATACGTCGCGGATTTCCTGATCCGCTGGTCGGACGGGACGAACACCGTCGAGGACGTGAAGGGCATGCGGACGCGGGAATACCGAATGAAGCGGCAGATGTTCGAGCGGCGTTACCCTACGCTGCAGATCGTGGAGGTGGAAGCATGAGGTCGAAGGTCCGGGCGGACATGATCAAGCGAGCGTTAAGCAAGCGGCATCGTGAAGATTTCTTTCTCACCGAGGTCAAGACCGGTCCAACCGGCTACGAGCATCATCGCATCGACGCGCTCGCCATCAAAAAATCCTGGGCGCATCCGTGCATCACGGCCTACGAGATAAAGGTCGATCGGAGTGATTTCGTGCGGGACGATAAATGGCCGGCGTACCTGCAGAATTGCCATCAATTCGCATTCGCCTGTCCGAAGGGATTGATCCAGCCCGACGAGCTGCCGGATGAAGTTGGACTGATCTATTACACTCCCGAGACGGAAGCGCTCGTGACGAAGCGAAAGCCGGCGTATCGGAATGTAAACGTCCCTTCGAATCTGCTTATGTACGTCATCATGACCAGGCTCGAGAATGACCGTCATCCGTTTTTCTCGACGCGGCGCGAGTTCATTGAGGCGTACCTGCAGGACAAGAAAGAGCGGAAAGAGCTCGGTCGGCATTTCGAAATCGAAGTGACAAAAGAAATCGGGGAATTGCGGCGTGAACTTGAGAGGATGCAGGGCAAGAAGGAGAGTCTGCAACTTCTCAACGAGGTCAGTGCAATTTTAAGAGATTACGGGATATGGCTCAGTACATGGAGTCAGGACTGGAAAGACGAACTGCGAAAAGCGCTCGGTAATGGGCGTGATCCGCGAATTGAACGAAAGGTGAATTACCTCTTGAAACAGGCCGACGAGCTCAAAGAAATGCTGGAAGAAAGGGATGCGGAACAATGTACGACCGCGTGAACACAGCAGCAATTTTGTTCGGTGGTATCGGCGGTTTCTCCGCTGGACTGAAAAATTCGCTGGTCGAAGCCAACGGCAGGGTCTATCGTTGGCGCATCCTGTGCTCGATCGATTTCGATCCGGTCGCCTGCCGGAACCATGACATCATCACCGGTGAGCAGACGGCCGTGCAAATGGATCTGTTCAGCCGCGACCAGTACAGGAAATGGTTCGGCCACGAGCCGCCGGCGGAGTGGCAGGAGGTCACGCCGTGGGACGTGTGGCAGGCATTCGGCGAGCAGGTTCCTGACTACATCTTTCTTTCGCCCCCGTGCAAAGGCTTCAGCGGCTTGCTGCCGGAGAAATCGGCGCGGTCGGAGAAATATCAGGCGCTGAACCTGCTGACGATCCGTGGGTTGGAACTTTGCCTCGAGGCGTGCCGCCTCTATGGCGACGGCGAGCTGCCGGCTTTCATCCACTTCGAGAACGTTCCACGAATCACGTCCCGGGGGGCCGACATCCTGCAACGCATCAAGCGCCTGCTTGAGCGGTACGGGTATGCGGTGGACATGCGGTCCGACCACAATCTCGGTGAGATCGGCGGCCTCGGCCAGAACCGGATGCGGTTCCTGCTGCTGGCCCGGAACCTGAAGCGCGTGCCGAACTGGTGCTATCTGCCGCCGAAGAAGAAACTTCGCACCATCGGTGATGTGATCGGGCCGCTACCCATGCCAGATGACCCCGCGGGCGGCCCGATGCATCGGTTGCCGCGGTTGCAATGGAAGACGTGGGTTCGGCTGGCGCTGATCCCGGCCGGCGGTGACTGGCGCGATCTCAACAACCTCGACTGGCAGCAATACCGGATCGTGCACGAGGCGCGCGGCGGTACATTCGCGGTCGAACAGTGGGACGAGCCGTCCCGCACGGTGACGGCCACGGCTGGACCGGGTCGGAGCAACAGCGCCACGGCAGTTTCTGACCCGCGCATCGGGCTCGATGCGAACGGTCATGCCGCAATCTACCGGGTGGTCCGGTACGATGAGCCCGCCCCGTGTGTCACCGGGGCGCACAGGCCGAACAACGGTGCGATAACGATCAGTGACCCACGATTGCGGGCTCAGGAAGGCAAGCATCCGGGCGTGTACCGAGTTGTGCGGATGGGCGAACCTTCGCCGACTGTGACCGGCACGAGATTCGGCAGCGGCACGCCGGCGATAGCAGATCCGCGCGTGAAGACTGAGTTGATGCCCGACTGCTACGGCGTCCAGGATTGGGACGAACCGGCGAAGACGATCCGAGGCAACAGCAGGATCATGCAGTCGGCGTCGAGTGTTGCCGACCCGCGCATTGGCTGCTCGCCCCGGTCTGGCACGATGGGCGTCCAAAAGTGGGACGAGCCCGCGAAAACCGTCATCGGCGCCGGAGACATCCACGCCGGCGCGGCGGCTGTCGCCGATCCGCGAATCCCAGAGGACAACGAGTCAGGAACATGGGTAATCATCGCCGAGGACGGCACATGGCACCGGCCGCTGACGACATACGAGTTGGCGATGCTTCAGGGCTTCCCGACGCACCTGCCAGACGGCCGGCCGTTCCAGCTCGAAGGATGCAGCGATGCGAAGGCGCGGGAATACATCGGCAACGCCGTCCCGCCCGCGGCCGCCGAGGCGATGGGAAATGTCATCTTGATCGCCATTGCCCAGGCAGATGCCGGTATCACCTTCGAGATGTCGTGGAACGACGTGTGGGTGCTGCCGGAGACAGAGGAGCAGGAGCGAACGGTGGTGCATTGAGATGACGGCAAAACAACAACTCTATCAAATCGCCGTAGATGACAGCCAGCCGCTTGAAGAACGATACGCAGCCGCCCGGGAGCTGCAGCGCCGGACGCTCAGCTCGCGAAAGGTTTACGATCTGATCCGTCTGTGGCCGTATCACACGCCGTCTGAGATTGCGGACATGCTGGACGTGACCGTGCCGACGGTGGTCGGAGTGGCTAGTCAATACGGACTGTGGCAGAGGAGGCTGTCGGGATGAGCGAAAGATACATCGAGTTTCTGAAGTCGAAAATCGTCGTCGCAAAAGAATCCGGATTTGAAGTCTATCCGGACATGATCAATCCGCGCCTGAAACCGCACCAGCGAGACGCGGTAATGTGGGCAGTCCGCGGCGGGCGCCGGGCGTTGTTCGAAGCGTTTGGGCTCGGAAAAACGGTCCAGCAGCTCGAATGGTGCCGCATCGTTTCGGAGCATATTGGCGGAAAGGCGCTAATCGTCCTGCCGCTGGGCGTCATGCAAGAGTTCAAACGGGATGCCGTTGAATTGCTCGGCATGGACGAGCCTGAATACGTTCGGACGATGGCTGAGGTACAGAATGCTACCGGTCAGATCCTGCTCACGAACTATGAACGGGTGCGTGACGGGGACATCGACCCGACATACTTCACGGCCACGTCGCTCGACGAGGCTTCAGTCCTTCGGAGTTTCGGGAGCAAGACGTACCAGACGTTCCTGGACAAATTCCGCGGCGTCCCGTATAAGCTCGTTTGCACGGCGACGCCGAGCCCGAACCGGTACAAGGAGCTGATCCATTACGCCGGATACCTCGAGATCATGGACACCGGGCAGGCCCTCACTCGGTTCTTCCAGCGGGATAGTACGAAGGCGAATAACTTGACCATTTACCCGCACAAGGAGGACGAGTTCTGGCTGTGGGTGTCGACCTGGGCGCTGTTCATCACGCGCCCGAGCGATCTCGGATATTCCGACGAAGGCTACGAGCTCCCGCCGCTGGAGGTTCGGTACCACAAGCTGCCGGTCAACCATGAGGCGGCCGGCGCCGAACGTGATGGCCAACTGCTCATCATACGAGACGCAGCGGTCGGGTTGGCGGAGGCGGCGCGGGAGAAACGCGAATCGATCGATGCGCGCGTCGCAAAGGCAGCCGAAATTGTCGCAGAGAGCCCGGACGACCACTTCATTCTGTGGCATGACCTCGAGGCGGAGCGTCACGCAATCAAGGCAGAGATTCCGGATGTGGTGGATATCTATGGCAGCCTCGACTACGAAATCCGCGAGAAGCGCGTGGCGGACTTTTCCAACGGCAAGATTAAGCGCTTCGCCACAAAGAAAGAGCTCTCCGGATCCGGATGCAACTTTCAGCGGCATTGCCACCGGGCAATCTTCGTCGGGATCGACTACGAGTTCAACGATTTCATCCAGGCCATCCACCGGATTTACCGGTTCTTGCAGACGAAGAAAGTCATCATCGACATCATCTATACGGAGAGCGAGGAGCAGATCCTGCAGACGCTCCTCAAGAAGTGGGAGCAACACAATCACATGGTCCAGAAGATGACGGAGATCATCCGAAAATACGGCTTGTCCGGAGGGACTTCGGTCATCAACAAGCTGGCCAGAACGATCGGGGTGGAGCGTGTGAAGATCGAGACGGAGTGGTATACGGCCGTAAATAACGACTGCGTTCTGGAAACGGAGCAAATGCCGGACAACAGCATCGACCTGATTCATACGTCGATTCCGTTCAGCAATCACTACGAATACACGCCGTCATACAACGACTTCGGCCACAACGAAGACACGGCGCGATTTTTCGAGCAAATGGACTTTCTGACGCCGCAGCTCCTCCGGATCCTGAAGCCCGGCCGGATCGCAGCGATCCACGTCAAGGACCGTGTCCTCTATGGAAATGCGACCGGGACCGGAATGCCGACGATTGAACCCTTCCATGCGATGTGCATCGAACATTACATGAAGCACGGATTTCAATATTTCGGCATGATCACGGTCGTGACGGATGTCGTTCGCGAGAACAACCAGACGTACCGGCTCGGATGGACCGAGCAATGCAAAGACGGCACGAAGATGGGCGTCGGATGCCCGGAGTACATCCTGCTCTTCCGCAAGCTGCCGACCGACACCAGCCGCGCATACGCTGACGTGCCGGTGACGAAGACAAAAGAGCAGTACACCCGGGCGCAATGGCAGATCGACGCTCATGCGTTTTGGCGGTCCAGCGGTGACCGGCTGCTGACGAAGGATGAGCTTGCGAGCTACCCGATCGACCAGCTGCAGGCGGTGTATCGCAAGTATTCTCGCGGTACGGTCTACGACTACCGCGAGCATGTGGAGTTGGCGAAGAAGCTCGACCGCGACGGCCGTCTGCCGGCGACGTTCATGGTCGTGGCGCCGGGCAGCTGGGACGACAGCGTCTGGGACGACATTGTGCGGATGCGGACGCTCAACACGTCGCAAAGCCAGAAGCGTTTGCAGATGCACGTTTGCCCGTTGCAGCTCGATATCGTAGAGCGGATCATCAATCGTTATTCCAACCCCGGAGAGGTTGTCCTAGATCCGTTCGGCGGCCTGATGACCGTGCCCTACGTCGCCATCAAGATGGGCCGGAAAGGATATGGGATCGAGCTTAATACGGACTACTTCCGGGACGGGCTCGGATACCTGAAAGCTGCGGCTGAAGAAATATCGATGCCGACGCTGTTTGATCTCGAGGATCTGCGCGGCCAGCAGACGGCCGCGGGTGCGTGAGAGGAGGAAAGAGGGATGATTGCGCCTGGCATATATCGGGTAAACGGAAAGTACACGTCGAGATATGTCGGTGTAGTTGAGGTTTTGGAAGCGACTGACGACTATGTGAATTGTCGGAGATCAGATGGTAAAGTAGTGACGCTGAGCCGTAATACCGTTGAAGCTCTGAGATGGACGCGGATCGATCAATCGTCCGCCTATGGCAACGACTGCCCCGGCGGTCGATGTGAGTGGTGACGCCATGAGCAAGGACAAGAAGATCACCATCCGGCAGGCCGTCAAGCTCGTGCAAGACGCCTACGACCGCTACGAGGAGCTGGCGAAGCAGGTCCTACGCGAAGAATTCGGATTCGGGCCGGCGCGGCTGGCCCGGTTCGAAGAGCGTTTTTCGGAGTTGGCCGCGCAGGAGGCCATGCGGATTGAGGCGAGGTTGAGGAATGAAAGGAGATGAGGGTAGAATGAAGGCCATTACCATATACCAGCCATGGGCAAGTCTCATCGCCCACGGGTTCATTTACTTCGGAGACTTCACGCCCGGACGCTACGCATGGGAACTGGACAATGTGCGATTGATTGATTCGATTCCGGCCAAAGGACAGCAAGGCATATGGAATTGGGAGGGCGAGAATGTTTAACGAACGAACAAGACAATTCTGGCGCGGGCGGATCGAGATATTGCAAGCTGATGCAGCGCGGTATCGGGGTATGGGATGGACGTTATATGCGGAGCTGTGCGAGGTTTCGATCAGGAAATATGAGGAGCTTTTGGAGAGGCAAAAGACGCTGCAGGAGATAGACGAGAGGGCCAAAGCGATATAAAAAAATCCCCTGCATCTGGGCCATGCAGGGGAAAACCGAATAAACGTTCCTACACCAAATATACCATACAGCGAGGTGTAGGGGTATGGGCGCACAACAACTTTGCTTCGGCATATACGAGATCGACGAAGAAAAGACGAAAGAGGCGGTCGAGCGGTATCTGCTGCTGGCCCGGGAGTACAAAGTGACGGAATACATCCCGCACGAACTGAAGGTCACACCGCTGTACGAACCGCGCTACCACGGGCATACGAACGCGGTCGAGTCGCAGGTTGAGAAGGTCGCCATCCTGAATGTGGACGAGCAGGAGCGGCGCCGAAAGCACGTCGAGCGCGTAGAAAAGGCGGTTAGCCGGCTGGGTGCCCGGCAGCAAAAGCTGATCCGGATGCGCTATCTGGACGATGACAACGTGCTCGATGTCGATGTGGCTACAGCTCTCGGGTACAGCACCCGGCACTATCGACGGATCAAGTCGATCGCCATATACCGGCTGGCAGCAGCCTTGGGACTGGTGGTGCTGAAAGAAGACTGAAAATCATGTCCGCTCTATGTCCGCTATATGGCCGCATTGTGGCCGCTTTCTCGCAAAATTTCATGATATAATGGTATCGTCGAAGAATTGCAATCAGGGTCGCCGATCATCGGCGGCCTTTTCTTTTTGCCTGCTCATCCCCAAATTGCCGCACGACCGAAGCCTGCTCGCGGGGCAAAGCGAGACAGGTGCGGCTCCCTCCTTTCGACCGCGACCGGAGCGGTGAATGAGCAGGACCCGGGCGCTCGCCGGCCGTGCAAACGATCCGGAAGTGCCGGCACACCATCATAGGGAGGAATGAATCGTGAAAGAGAGATCCGTCATCACCGTCCCGCGCAATTTCGCGGGCTGGATCAGCAAGCGGCATCGCATCATCTGGTCGGTCAATCCGTATCGGCGCGATAAGCGGACGGGGGTTGTGCGGCCGTAAACAGGAAAAATCCTACTTGTGTCGAATTATGGGGTAAGGAGGGTGATCGAAATTGAGCATTATCGATGTGATCGAGACTCGTCGAAAGTATGATCGGCTCTGTAAAGATGTGGTCGAAAAAACAAATACGTTCTTTCGTGAATTAGTGGATGAGTATGATAAATCGGCTCGTGATATTCACACTAAGTTGCCTGGTAGTATTCAAATTGTCGAAAGTAGCGAGAAATCGTATCGTTTTAAAATACTTAACCACAATTTTGCGCTGACAGTACATGATGAAGTTGCATTGGTTGATATGGACGCGGAAATTAACAAAAGATTCCCCACTAGGGATTTTATTGAGATAATTGTTAATGAACCTGAAGTTACGAATAAATTGGCCGGTTGCATTACGTTAACGGCTAAACTGGATATTGGATATGTAACCATTATGAGGATTTTTGTGAATCATAAAGAAAAAATTGCGTATGAATATGGAATTGGATGGAGGCACGACCCAATATTTACTGATAAAGGTAATATAGGCCCTCTGATGAAGGAAGAGTTTTTTGAAAATCCAATAACATGGTTCGTTTTGGGCGAGCATGCAAAATGGTCACCAATCAAAGATATTAGAATTACAGACAATGTAACTTATTTAAAACCTAACAAGATTGGCTTTACTCCAGCACCTTAAAAAGGTGCTTTTTTTTACCTATTTTTGTGTGAGGTGGTGGTCCATGAACTTCGTCCAGCC